GCCAAAGCTAACGGCGAGGATTACAGCACTGGTTTACCTATTGCTGTTGATGCATCGCAAAGTGGCGTTCAGCACCTTGCCTTATCACTTTTGCATACCGATAATTGCGAAAGGGTCAATCTTAGCGATAGCAAAACAAGGCGTGATATTTACGAAGATTGCCTTGTAGTTGCCAAGCGGTTGTTTGCTGAAGACAAGATACGCAAGACGCAGGAACTGCTCGATGACCCTGTCACTGATGATGATAGGCAACAAGAAGCTGAAGTCGCTGCCCAGCTTGCTGAAAAAGACGAAGACAATCGGTTCGTGTTGAAAGACAGGGAACGGAGGCGTTTGCGCAGACGCTGGAGCAGAAGCGATGCACGGCAAAGGCTGAAGAAAGAAAAAGAGTTGGAAGTGATTGACCAGCTTGAGCAGTGGTCAGGTGATGTTGTGATGCCTTATGGACGCAGCGTGATTAAACGCCAAGTTATGACGTACTGTTATAGCAGCCGCCAGTTTGGTTTCGCCAATCAGCTACGTGCTGACTGGATGGACAAGCTGTCTGAAAAGTTGCGGCATGGCAAAATTGCTGAGCATCCATTCGGTGCTGACAAGGGCTTCGCTGCAAGCATCTACATTGCGGGGGTGCATGAAAGGGCGATTGTCGAAGTTGTGACCTCAGCTGAAACAGGCATGAAATTCATTCGGGATATCGCAAGCATTCTAGCTAAATCTGAAATTACCGAACAGAGGCCAGCTAATTACGATGACCTGACTGACGATGAGAAGAAGGAATACAGAACGCACAATGAAAACGGTGTGCATCTGAAATTCGTGACGCCTCATATGCAGTTTCCGATGTACCAGCATTACGTGCAGGAATTTACCAAAGACCAACAACTCACGTTTTTTGACAGGCCGTTGAAGGCAGAACGTCAAGAAGGAGAGAACAGTCTTGGTTTTACACGCACGGAGTGGCTTAGCGTCCACGAAACTGACGATACCAAGCTATGGGTAGAGAAATCTATCAATGCATCTGCGCCAAACATCGTTCACGCAATGGATGCAACACATCTGATGATGACGGTGCTTGAATGCAAAAAGCGTGGCGTTGAAAGCGTGATGGTTGTGCATGACAGCTTTGCTGCAGGGATTGGTGATATGCTAACGCTGTCTGAAGCCCTGCGTGACACCCTGATCGAGCTGTATAGGGATTACAACCTATACCACGACCTGTTGTCGCAAAATAAGCGGCGGCTGTTCGTTCACCTGTCCGAAAAATGGGCGGCAGAGGAGCTTGCTAGAATTAAGGGCAATGCATGGACAATCACTCAGCAGACCAAAATCGATGAGGCGGTGATTGCACACATCCGTGCAATTGACTGGCCTGAAGTTCCTAATCGTGAAGATTTTGATATCGAGCAAATCAAGGATAGCCTTTACAGCTTCCTATAAGCCCGAACCAAGCGGTTCTTTATTTCTGGGGTAAACGACAGAGCGTCCTTCGGGGCGTTTTTTTTTGTCTCAACACCAGAAACAGGAGCAATCGTGAACCCACGTGTGAAGTTACTGGGGATGGCAAAGCTACTTCAGCAACGTGGCGAACCCATCCCCTTAGATATGCTGGTTCAAGCTGACGCATTAGGGCTTTCCCTTGCGAGGTTTGACCAGCCCCAACAACATTTTGACCATGAAGGAGAAGACGAACATGGCACAGAAGATTATGTTTCAGACGCCGAAAGGCACGGCTAAATATGCTTGGCTTAATCGCCCAGATGATGCCTTTAACAAAGAAAATCCGAAATACACTGTCGATTTGCGTATTTCAGAAGGTGATGCGAAGCCATTAATTGATTTGGCGCAGCAAGTCGCCAACGACAATTTTGGTAAGGGCAATTGCAAAATGCCTTTCGCCAAAGACGCCGAAACAGGCGATGTGGTTTTCAAATTGAAATCCAAATACCAGCCAAAATTTGCAGACTCACAAGGCACATTGATTGCGCCTGAGCAGCTGCCAAATGTTACTGGCGGCAGCGTTATGCGGGTCAAGGGAAGCTTTTACCCATACAGCGTTCAGGGTAACGGCATATCGATGCAGATGTCTGCAGTTCAGATTATCGAGCTTGTAGAGGCAAAGGTTGAGTTTGAGCCAGAAGAGGGCGGCTTTGTCGCTACACAAAAGGCAGCAAACAGCAACGAAAAGCCAGGGGGGGATGAGTACGATTTCTAACCGGTTTCATGGCCTTATGAATGGCTATAGGAGCGGATTGGAAGAAAATTGTGCCGAACAGATTAGAGACGCTGGTTTACCAGTGGTGTACGAGCCGAAAGCCGACAAGGTTTCGTACACTTGGCCTAAAAGGCAATCTACCTACCTACCCGACTTCAAAATCCCCACGAAAAGTGGGCATTTTTTTATCGAAAGCAAGGGAAGATTTACTGTCGCTGATAGACAGAAACACTTGCTCATCAAACAACAACATCCAGACATCGAAGTGCGTTTTGTGTTCAGCAACCAGAACGCCAAGCTCTATCGAGGCTCGCCCACGAGCTATGCCCAATGGGCAGAAAAGCACGGCTTCAAATACGCACACAAGCGCATTCCCGATGAATGGTTAACAGAAGGAGAAAACCATAATGAGCCAGAATGACCAAATCTTAACGCACTTGCGTGACGTTGGGTCAATCAGCTGGGTTGAAGCAAATGACCTATATCGGGTCAGGTCGCTAACCAGACGCATTGCTGACTTGCGTCAGCGTGGGTTGAAAATCATTAGCGAGTGGAAAACTGACCGGCTTGGTCAGCGTTACACCCGCTACATCCTAGCTTAGCTGAATGAAGGAGAAACAGATGCAACAGCAACCTGACAACGAGGGAAAATTCCTACACCACACTTCTTGCGATGAATGTGGCAGCAGTGATGGAAGAGGAGTTTACAAAAACAATGACGGTACGACCAATAGCTACTGTTTCTCCTGTCAAACCTATCAACCCAGTAGCGAAGGAGATAGCACAGGACAGGCAGCGGTTCAGAACAAAGTCCAAGCCAAGCAAGCGAACCTACTCAAGGGCGAAGCAAAAAGCTTACCGGCACGAGGATTAACCGAAGCCGACTGCGAGAAGTTCAGCTACTGGGTTGGCTATAACCATCAAGGTGAGCTAGTCCAGATTGCAAACTATCGTGATGCGACTGGCAAAATCGTTGCCCAGAAAATACGTGGCAAAGGAAAGTCGTTTCAGTTCATTGGCGACACCAACAACATCACGCTATTTGGGCAGAGCCTATGGAGTGGAAAAGGGCGTAAATTGTGTCTGACCGAAGGAGAATTGGACGCAATTTCGCTCAGTTCCTGCTTTCAGCATAAATATGCAGTCTGCAGCATCCCGACTGGTGCAGCCGGTGCGGTTCGAGCAGTGCGGAAGAACTTTGATTTCATCAATGGTTTCGATGAGGTGGTTATTTGCTTCGATGCAGATGCAGCTGGTCAGAAAGCTGCTCAGGAAGTGGCTGAAATACTACCAGTCGGCAAATGCAAAATAGCATCGATGCCAGCCAAGGATGCCAATGAAGCTATCATTCAGGGCAAACGCTCAGAGCTGGTACAGTCTATTTGGCAAGCACAGGAATTTCGACCTGATGGCCTAAAATCTGCAAATGACTATCGGTCAGCTATTACGATTGATGAGGCAGCCAGTGCCATCACATGGCCCTACAGCCAGCTAAATGAAATCCTGCGAGGTTTACACCGTGAGACGCTTACAACTATCGCAGCGGGAAGTGGCCTTGGAAAATCTACGTTCTGCAAAGAGCTTATCCACCACCTATTGATGCACGACCAAAAGGTTGGTGTCATAGCATTGGAAGAAAGCAATAAGCGAACCTTGCTTGGCCTGACTGGCATCCACCTCAGCAAAAATCTGTTGGTGGAGCGGGAGCAAGCCACAGATGAAGAAGTGCTTGAGGGCTTCGATGATTTGTTTGGCGACAGAACCTGTTATCTGCTCGACCATTTTGGCAGCTCTGACATTGACATGATTTGTCAACGCATCAGATTTATGGCGGTCTCACTTTCGATTTCTCACGTGATATTAGACCATATCAGCATCCTTGTTTCCGCACAGGAAGGCGATGAACGCCGGATGCTCGATGCGGCTTGCACGAAGCTGAGAACGCTTTGTTCTGAGTTGGGCATTTCGATTATTATGGTTTCACATTTGAAACGACCCGATGGCAGAGGCCATGAGGATGGCGCAAGGGTGAGCCTTAGCCAGCTTCGAGGCAGTCATGCCATTGCGCAGCTGTCTGATACCTGTATCGGACTTGAAGCTGACCCTGATGACCCAGACTCCGATGTCCGGCACATCAAAATCCTCAAAAATCGTTACACGGGCCAAACAGGCCACGCTGGCACATTGGTCTACCAACGTGACACGGGGCGACTGGTTGAACAGGAATTGCTTTTCATCGATGAAGGAGAAACAGATGAGCCAGCCGAACATTCAGGTGCAATACATTGACCATATGGGCAGTGACTTGTCAGTTGTTAACTCAGCACGGGTTTCATTCGATAAGCACTCAGCCGAACTGAATGAAGCAGATATGAAGCTAATTGGTTACCTAGCTGACCATGGTCATTGGTCGCCATTTGCCCATACGTCTATTCAGTTTCGCATCAAAGCCCCAATCTTCGTGGCACGACAGCTCGTGAAGCACCAGATTGGCTTGAGCTGGAATGAATGTTCCAGACGGTATGTCGATAGCCCGCCGGAGTTTTACAATCCTTCGGTGTGGCGAGGCAGACCACTGAATAGCAAGCAAGGCAGTGACGGTGAGGTTAAAGACCAAAGCACACCTCAAAAGGTGCTTGAGCAGACCCACCTATTGGCCTTCAAAAACTACAACATCCTAATCAAGCAGGGCGTAGCCCCTGAACAGGCAAGAATGATACTGCCCCAATCCCTTATGACCGAATGGTACTGGTCGGGCAGTCTCTATGCCTTCGCACGGGTGTGCCAGCAGCGGCTGGATACTCATTCACAAGCAGAAACCGCAATTGTTGCAGCATGGATTGATACCTACTGCAGCGAACTGTTCCCAGTGAGCTGGGAAGCACTAACCAAAAACATAGGAGAAAGATATGACATACAGATCGAACCGGATAACCACGCAGCGTGACATGATACGAGATGACCTCATCGCTGGGAAAACAATCACACCGATTGATGCCCTAGAGAAATATGGGTGCTACCGGCTATCAGCTCGTATTGGCGAATTACGCAAACAGGGCATGAACATCGAGACGAAGCAATACGCTAACGACAATATGTACGCCCATTATTCATTAGTCGCAGGAGAGTGATAC